CCTCCTCGAAGAAAACGAGGACGCGGCCCGGATTTACCGGATGGTCCGGGGGCAGGTAATAACCAAGATCAGGTTGGCGGGTAACGGTATGCCATACTCAGAAGTTGTTGACCTCGATCACAAGGCGCTGTGGGCCGACATTGACGGATTAGGTATTAGGGACAGGGCGGGGACGTTTGAGAAGGTGCTGACTGTGTTTCACCATTTTCAGGGAGAGACGGGCGATGAGAGTTGAGTGGAATCCCGAAGTCATAACCGCCCAGGCCGAGAAGTTTATCATGGACCGCCTTGAGGTCGCCGGGGAACAGATAGCGGCTGATGCACGTCAGAGAGTCCCGGTAAAATCCGGCAAGCTGAAAGACAGTATCCGCGTGACTCGCCTCAAGGGAGACCCGAAGTTAAATATACGGGTATATGCGGGAAATCGGCTAAAAGACGGCCCATTTTACGCTCATATGGTTGAATATGGGACGGTGAAGATGACGGCGCGGCCCTTCCTTCGACCGGCGCTGAATGCGATTAAGGGTAAACTCGAAAGCATCATAGGGGGTGTGTAGTGGCTGTCAGGGCTGGCGGGGCATTTGTTGAG